GCAGTAGGATTTACCGTAGAAACTAGTAATGGTAGATCTTTCTATAGGGATACTGTAATTCCTTATGGAGATGCTTCAAATGATAATTTAGCAATTGATCTTGCATATGGTAAATTACAGGTAAAAATTAATAATTTAATCGAATCATATGAAAAACAAGGTACAAGATTGGGTTCGGAATATGTGGTCAGGACTTATACTCCGCCACCTGCAGTCCAAACTATAATAACAGAAACTCCTGTGGAAGAAGCTACAACAGAAGAAGAAGAAACTCCTGTGGAAGAAGCTACAACAGAAGAAGAAACTACAACAGAAGAAGAAACTACAACAGAAGAAGAAACTACAACAGAAGAAGAAACTACAACAGAAGAAGAAGCTACAACGGAGTAAAGTAAATGGCAGTAGTAATGAAAGCTATTTTTGATGTTTTTGGTAATGTAATAGGCATGGAGCCCATGGAAATGAATGACCAATTACAAACACTAACTACAGATGGCCAAGTATTAACTTTAGATGCAGCTAGTGCACTTGATACTGGTGATTTGACTACTACTGGAGAGATTGAATTAACTACAACTGATACTGATGTAGCGGCGGAAGACGTGGGTAAAGGTGTGGTGTTAGGACATTCTATTCATTTAGATGTTAAAGCAGTTGCAGCTGATGCTACGGTTGCTTCTGAAGCAGTTGCTGACACAGATTGGGATGGGGGAGAATGGTAATATGGCACAGACACTAGTAAATAGTAGATCTACTTTAAAGGAATATTGTCTGAGAAGGTTAGGTAAGCCTGCGATTGACATTAATGTTGAGGAAGATCAAATTGACGATAGGATTGATGATGCTTTTCAATATTATCGTGATTATCATTATGATGCTACTGAAAGACTCTATAAAAAATATCAAATTACCCAAACTGATGTAGACAACGGCTATATTGATTTTAACCAAACAAATCCAGACACAGGTGAATTATTGTATCCAGAATGGAAAGATGCGATTATAGGAATTATTAATATATTTCCAACTAGTCAGGAAGGCTGGGATACAGTGAATATGTTTGATATGAGATACCAAATGCGATTAAATGATCTATATGATTTTACGGACGTTAGTATTTTACACTATACAATGGTAATGCAGCATGTATCTCTATTAGACGATTATTTTTCTGGTAGAGCTCCCTTTAATTTTTCGAGACATAAGAATGAGCTTCATGTATATTGTGATTGGGCCACTGACATGACAGTAGGAAATTACATAATAATTGAATGTGATCAAATTATTAATCCAGATACTTACAATGAAGTTTATAATGATATTTGGCTGAAGAAATATGTTACTGCGTTGATTAAACAACAGTGGGGTCAAAATTTGAGTAAATATGATGGAATTACGTTGCCGGGAGGTTTAACATATAATGGTCAAGCTATACTGGATTCTGCTAATGAGGAAATTTCGACATTACATGAAGAAATGGATTCTAAACATGGTGCACTACTTGGGATGATCATAGGTTAGGTATTATTAACGTTGACACTATATTAGACGTATGCTAGCAAAAAAGGTTTAGGTATGGCTGTAAGAAATACATATTTTACTCATAATAATCAAAATAGTGATGGATCATTAACTAACGAACAGAAGATGATTCAAAATTTAGTTATTGAGTCAATTCAGATTGCTGGATTTAATGGATATTATTTGCCTAGAGTTTTAGATAACGTTGATAGTATTTTAGAAGAAGCCCAGAAAGAGTCTTTTGAGAAAGCTTATGAACTGGAAATGTATTTTGATGCCCCAGAGGATGCTTTGGCAGATTCTGTGGATTATATTTCTTATTTCGGATTTGAAGTCAGAGATTCCTGTGATTTTGTATTTTCAGTTAAAAGATTTCAAGATTTAGAGATACCAGATCCTAATAGAACTGATGCTCGTAAATTAGAAACCCCATTAGAGGGGGATTTGATTTATCTACCCTTTACTAATAGTATTTTTGAAATAAAATTTATAGAAGATTGGAGCCCTTTCTTTCAATTAGGAGCTAACTATACTTATAAAGCTTTATGTCGATTGTTTATTTTTGATAATCAGACTTTCGATGATTTGGAATTATATAGGTATAATGATGTTAGTAAACAGTCTGAAACAGTTACTACTTATACAGATTTGGAATTGGGTAGTGATGCTTTTAATAATCTTACAGAAATTGCACAGAAACAGACTATAGCATTACAACAAATTGAACAAGTTGATGAGGATAATTCTGATAGTATGTTTAATCAGGCAGGTGCTTTCCAAGATCCAGTTGATGAAGAAGGAAATACTGTAGTGGATGCAGAGGGAAATCCTGTACGAGATTTAATAGATGATGCTTGGAATAGTGAAAATCCATTTGGAGAATTTTAATGGTTGGTACACCTTTTTATCACGGCACTATTAAGAAAGCTGTAACTATTTTTGGTACGTTATTTAATAATATCGTTATTCAGAGAGAAGATTCTGCAGGTACTGAAACTAAGATTACAATACCTATTCATTATTCACAGAAGGATAAGTTTAGACAGAGGTATATATTAACGCAGGATTCTAATTATGATTCTGCAGAGGTACAGGTATCAGCACCTAGACTAGCATTTGATAATACAGGTATTACTTATGATACTGAGAGAAAATTGAATACTATGCAACCACTTGTATGGGAATCTGATATAAGTGGTGTTCGTAATAAACAGTATATGAGAGCTCCATATGATTTGGATTTTTCATTATATTTATTTGTAGGTAAAGCCGAGGATGGATACAAGGTAATCGAACAGATTGTTCCATATTTTCAGCCAGATTTAACTGTGACTGTTAATGATGTAGTATCTTATGATATGCCAATTATTCTTAATGATTTTGCAGTAGAGGATGGCTGGGAAGGTGATATGGATGCTAGACGTAGAATAGAATGGACATTTAATTTTACTCTGAAATCTTATTTTTACGGATTGCAATCAGATTCTAAAGTTATCACTAAAACAATTACAAATTTATATGAAGATTTTGATATTGATGTACCTGCATCAACATCTACTTCAACGGAAAATGAAACTACATTTACATATAGGACAGATCAATGAGTGATAAACAATTAGATGAACTTTTTGAAATTGCACAAGAAACATCTACAGAGATTGTAGAGGTTGATGATAATGAGGTTTCGGCCGAAAATGCTACTAGATCAGAGGATGTAAGTAGTGATTATCAGTATACTAGAACTAATTATTATGATTTGATAGAGAAGGGAACCAGTGCTATAGAATCTTCATTACAGATTGCACAGGAAGGACAGCACCCAAGAGCTTATGAGGTTACTGCACAGTTATTGAAAAATGTGGGAGAACTAAATAAGGATTTGATGGAGCTCCAACTAACGGTGGATAAATTAAAGGGCACATCTAAGCCTACAAAGGTGACTAATAATACTATGTTCGTGGGGTCTACCAAAGAATTACAGCAAATGTTAAAACAAAGACAACAGGAAAATGAGTGACGTATATTTAGGAAATCCTAATCTTAAGCGTAAGGGTGTACAGGTAGATTTTACAGCAGAACAGATAGATGAATATTTGAAATGTACTGAAGATCCTGTATATTTTATCAAAAATTATATCAAAATTGTTCATGTGGATGAAGGTTTGGTAGATTTTGATTTATGGGATTTTCAAGAGGAAATGATACAAAATTTTCATGATAACAGATTTGTAATCTGTAAGATGCCTCGACAGACAGGAAAATCGACTACAATTATCGCGTTCCTCTTACATTATGCCCTGTTTAATCAAGACACACGGATGGCTATTCTAGCTAATAAAGGTTCTACTGCGAGAGAGTTGATGTCAAGACTTCAACTAGCGTATGAACATTTACCCATGTGGCTTCAACAGGGTGTGGTGGTCTGGAATAAGGGAGATATTGAACTAGAAAATGGATCTAAAATTATTGCATCTGCTACTTCGTCTTCTGCAGTTCGGGGTAGTACTTATAATATTATATTTTTAGATGAATTTGCATTCGTTCCTGCTAATATAGCGGACGAGTTTTTCAGATCAGTATACCCTACTATATCATCTGGAAACACAACGAAAGTTTTTATTGTTTCTACACCTAATGGAATGAATCAGTTTTATAGGTTATGGACTGATGCTGAGGAGGG